CTTAGTGAGGTAAGTGCCTTTGATAGAATTAACGTTAGAAGATTATTCTTATACCTTGAATCTCAAATTGAAACGTTTGCAAAAACAATTCTATTCGAATTTAATGATGAAATTACGAGAGCAAACTTCAGAAATGTTACAGAACCATTCCTTCGTGATGTTCAAGCAAAGAGGGGTATTATTGATTTTGTTGTAATTTGTGACGATACAAATAATACTCCAGAAGTGATAGATGCTAATGAATTTAGAGCTGACATTTTCATTAAACCTGCACGTAGCATTAACTTCATTGGACTTACTTTTGTTGCTACCAGAACAGGAGTTAGTTTTGAAGAACTTTTAGGAACTGTTTGATCTATTCAATTTTAAAAATTAAGGAGTAAAGAACAATGGCCGTCACTAAACCTACAATTCAATATGCAACTAGAACAATTGATTCCTTTAAAGGGCAATTAACTGGGGGTGGAACTAGATCAAATCTTTTTGAAGTTGAACTTCCACTAATCAGCAACACTGCTGCTGATGGAAATACTGAAACTGCAGTAGAATCATTGATGAGATTTATGATCAAATCAACTGCTCTTCCAGCGTCAACAGTTGCAGCAATTCCAGTTCCTTTTAGAGGTAGACAACTTCAAGTTGCTGGTGATAGAACTTTCGATGATTGGAATGTCACTATTATTAATGATACCGATTTTGCCATTCGTGCTGCAATCGAAAGATGGATGAATCAACTCAATCGTCATTCTAATACGACTGGTTTGATTGATCCACAATCTTATCAAAAAAATGCTACAGTTCATCAACTTGGAAGAGGTTCATTTGATGCTACACAAATTCCAATTTTGAGAAGTTACAAATTCTATGGAATTTGGCCTACATCAATTGATGCAATTTCTCTTGATTATGGTTCTGATAATCAAATTGAAGAATTCAATGCAACTTTCAAGGTTCATTGGTGGGAAGCAGCAGGTAACGGTGGTAATGTCGTCTAAATAGAACATAGTCTTCTATTTTCATAATAATGGCATCACTGTTTGGTTTTTCTATTGACGATTCATATAAATCTAAAGCAAAAGGAGTAGTCTCTCCAGTCCCTGAAAATAATGAGGATGGAGCAGACTACTTTTTGTCTAGTGGATTTTATGGACAATATCTTGATATTGAAGGTGTTTTCAAAACTGAGTACGATTTAATTCGACGCTACAGAGAAATGTCTCTTCATCCAGAAGTGGATGGAGCCATTGAAGACATTATTAGTGAAGCAATTGTATCTGATTTAAACGACTCTCCAGTTCAATTAGAACTTTCGAATTTAAATGTAAGTGATAAACTTAAAGAAATTGTGCGAGCAGAGTTTCAATACATAAAAGATCTCTTAGATTTTGATAAAAAAGCACATGAAATTTTTAGAAATTGGTATGTAGATGGAAGGGTATACTACCATAAAGTGATTGATTTAGATAATCCTCAAGAAGGTATCAAAGAACTTCGATATATTGATTCCTTGAAGATTAAGTTTGTTAGGGAACAAAAGAAAAGTCAAACTAATACTCCAATCAATTTATTGACTAGTACTAATACAAAATCTTACGAATTTCCTGGAATTGAGGAATATTTTGTGTTTAGTCCTAATTCATCTTCAAATCAAACATCTGTTGGTGGTGTTCAACTTGGATTGCAGCAAAGAGATAACATAAAAATTGCAAAGGATGCAATTGCTTATTGCACATCGGGATTGGTTGATAGAAATAAATATACAGTATTGTCTTATTTACATAAAGCAATAAAAGCACTCAATCAACTTCGCATGATTGAGGATGCAATTGTTATCTATCGTTTATCACGAGCTCCAGAAAGAAGAATTTTTTACATTGATGTTGGTAATCTTCCTAAAGTAAAGGCAGAACAATATCTTCGTGAAGTTATGTCCCGGTATCGTAACAAATTAAGTTATGATGCCTCAACAGGCGAAATTCGTGATGACAAGAGATACATGAGTATGCTTGAAGATTTCTGGCTGCCAAGGCGTGAGGGTGGTAGAGGAACTGAAATTACAACTTTGCCAGGGGGTCAAAATTTAGGAGAATTGACTGATGTTGAGTATTTTCAGAAAAAACTTTACAGAGCACTTGGAGTTCCTGAATCTAGATTAAGTTCTGGTGATGGATTCAATCTTGGGCGTTCTTCTGACATTTTGAGAGATGAACTCAAGTTCAGCAAATTTGTTGGAAGAATGAGAAAAAGGTTCAGTAATATTTTTCACGACATTCTTCGTTCTCAGTTAATCTTAAAAAATATTGTAACACCAGAAGAATGGGATCAAATGAGTGATCACATTCAGTATGATTATTTGTATGACAATCATTTTGCAGAACTAAAAAATGTTGAGATTATGCAAGAAAGAATGGGAGTTCTTGCTGCAGTTGATCCTTACGTCGGTAAATATTTCTCATTAAAATTTGTAAGACAGAACATTCTTAGGCAAACTGATGGGGAAATGCTTGACATTGATTATGAAATTAACTCCGAAAGAGAAGCAGGTCTTATTCCTCCTACAGAAATGGAAATGATGCAAATGCAAATGGATCAGCAAGCAGCAATGGCAGGACAACCTGTACCTTCTGATGGAGGTGCATTAGGTCAAATTCCTCAAGATCCAGCATTAACTGGCGCAAAAACAGGAACAGAGTCTCCATCAATACCAAAGGGCGGAGAAATCTAATAAATAGTAACAGTCATTTAATTGATAAAATGGAAGAATTAATGGATTTGATTGTGGGTGGTGAATCTGCAGAAGCTAGTAATAAAATCAAAGAATTGATTTTTGCAAAAGCAGCAGAAAGAATTGAACTTGCTCGTCCAATTGTTGCTAGTTCTATGTTTGGTATTGATGATTATGTAGAAGAAGAGGAGTGATGAGTGTCGGACTTATACTAAATAACATATAAAAGGTTTTATAAAAATGTCTGTATTAAAAATTGTACAAACTGTTAATTCGATTGCTGTTACTGGAACAGCAGCGACTACAAATGGTATTACATTACAAAGTGGTATTTTGAGAGTATCTGCGGCATCCACCAATAGTGGTTGCAACATTGCAATTGGAGAAAATCCAGTTTCAACAGGTTCAAGTTTTTATGTAACGCCATCTCAACCAGAAATTATTAAGGAAAGAGTTGCAAGACAAAGAATTGGAACTGCAACAACTGGAACAACCACATTTATCACCTTCCCAGAAAATGCTGGAAATCCTTTTGTTGTTGGTGATTATGTAACGATTGAAAATACTAGCGCAGCAGGTTTTAATACTTCTCACAATCAAATCACTGCTACAACTGATGCATCTATTACAATCAATTTTAATAGTGCATCTATTACTGGTATTGGTGTTACAAATGCAACGGTTGCAAGAAGTGTAAAAATTTCTGCAATTGCACCAACAGCAAATACTACACTTTTTGTAAGTGAAGTTCAGATTGTTGGTGGGTAATACCATTTTTACATAAATAAAACATATAGAGCTGGCGGAAAAAGCAATTAAACTAATTACAGAAGAAATTGAAAACGTAGAAGTTATCGTTGAAAATCGCAACGGTAAAAAATCTTTATACATTGAAGGAGTTTTTCTTCAAGGAAACATTTGCAATCGCAATGGCAGAATGTATCCTATGAATGTACTCTCTCGTGAGGTTGGACGATATAATGAAAACTTTATTATTAAAGGACGAGCTCTTGGAGAACTCGGACATCCTGATGGTCCTACCGTCAATCTTGATAGGGTTTCTCATAAAATTGTGTCTCTTCGTCAAGAGGGAAACAATTACATTGGAAAAGCAAAAATTCTTGAATCAACTCCAATGGGAAAAATTGCATCTTCACTTTTAAGTGAAGGTGTAAAACTTGGAGTTTCTTCTCGGGGAGTCGGTACTCTTAAACAAAGCAATGAAGGTTATAGTATGGTAGGAGAGGATTTTACTCTTGCTACTGCTGCTGACATTGTTGCTGATCCTTCAGCACCTGATGCTTTTGTATCAGGTATTATGGAAGGAAAAGATTGGGTCTGGGACAATGGTATTTTACGCGAGAGACTTGCAGAAAGGACATACAAAAGAATAAATACATTAGTTGATCAAAAATGCTTGGACGAACAGAAATTGAATCTGTTTGATGATTTCCTTGCAAATCTTTAAATTATAAATAAATATAGATTTTAACAGGAAAAAATCGGAGAGTTCAAATGTCCCGTGGTAGAAATTTACAAGAAATGGAAGTAGGCACTGTACAATCTAAGTCTGCTGGTAATGCATCGGCAAAAGCAGCCGATCAAATGCAGACTATGGCTGGTGTTGGTTATGAAGATTTGGGCGGACCTGATCCATCAAACTACAGACCTGATGATGATTCAGCAAAGTTAAAAGATGCCGGTGCCGGTCTTAAGAAAGTTTCTCTTGTTGCTGCTAGAAAAGTAGCAGAGGAGTATGATGAAGTTGAAGAAGAAGATTCTGAAACTGAAGAGTACGAAGAAGATGGTGAAGATGAAGAGGTATTTGAAGAAGGTACTCTTCCAGAAATCAATGACGACGTTGACATTGAAGATGATGTAAATGCACTTCTCGTTGGCGAAGAGCTCTCCGAAGGTTTTAAAGATAAAGCAAAAACTATTTTTGAAGCTGCTCTCAAATCAAAAGTTATTGAAATGAGAGAGGCATTTGAAGCACATTATGAGGTAAAACTCATTGAAGAAGTTGAAGTACTTAAGGAAGATCTAATCGAAAGAGTAGATTCATATCTTGAGTATGTCGCTGATGAATGGTTTAACGAAAATGTTCTGTCTATTGAGAAAGGTCTCAAGTCGGAACTTACTGAATCGTTCCTTGAAGGACTCAAGGGACTTTTTGAAGAAAATTATGTTTCAATCCCTGATGATAAATATGATGTTGTCGAGAATATGACAAATAAACTTGACGAAATGGAGACAAAACTCAACGAGCAGATTGAGAAAAACATCTTCCTAAACAAGCGTCTCGCAGAGTCGGTTGCAGATGGAATCCTGTTTGATGTTTCTGAGGGATTAACTATTACTCAGAAAGAGAAGCTCGCTTCACTTGCCGAAAGTGTTGAGTTTGAAAGTGAAAATTCATACAAGGAGAAGCTTGAAGTATTGAAAGAATCATACTTCCATCAAGCTGCTCCATATAGAAGTGAGACTGAAACACTTAACGAATCAACTCAATTAGGAGTAGATTATTCTGATGCAATGAATGCATATGTTAATGTGCTTTCGAAATCATTTCAAAAGTGATTTTAATATTATAAATCTAAACACAAACACAAAAAAGAGGTAAACGCAAATGTTCAACGCCGAACATCTGCAGGAGAAGTGGGCACCACTCTTAGACCATAATGGTCTGGATCACATCAGAGATCCCCATCGTAGAGCTTGCACCGCTGTCCTGTTAGAAAACCAAGAAAGATTCCTTCGTGAAGAAAGAGCATTTCTTTCAGAAGCTCCAACTGTCAATACTAATACTGGCGCTAATGCTGGTTTTAGTGGTGGAGCATCTGGTACTGGCCCTGTTGCCGGTTTCGATCCCGTTCTGATTTCGCTGATCAGACGTTCAATGCCTAATCTGGTTGCTTATGACCTGGCTGGTGTTCAACCAATGAACGCTCCAACTGGTCTGATTTTCGCAATGCGTTCACGCTACGTTAATCAGTCTGGCACCGAAGCACTATTCAACGAAGTTGAAACTGCATTCTCAGGTATTGGCACTACTAACTCTGCTATGGGTTCTGTAACCTCTGGTATGGTCAATGCTGCTGTAGGTCTCGGTACGACTGGCCAGAGCGGTTCTAACCCCGGTCTACTGAATCCTTCTACTAACGCCACACAAGCTGCTTACAGCGTTGGCGAAGGTATGAGAACAGACGATGCTGAGAATCTGGGTGGTCCTGGTGGTCAAGCATTCAACGAGATGGCATTCTCAATCGAGAAAGTCACCGTTACTGCAAAGTCACGTGCTCTGAAAGCTGAGTATTCGCTCGAACTCGCACAAGACCTGAAGGCAATTCACGGTCTAAATGCTGAAGCAGAATTGGCAAACATTCTCTCAACTGAGATTCTTGCTGAAATCAACCGCGAAGTTATCAGAACCATTTATAAGGTTGCTGAAACTGGTGCTCAAGTAAACACCCAAACTGCTGGTACTTTTAACCTTGACGTTGACTCCAACGGTCGTTGGTCAGTTGAGAAGTTTAAGGGTCTTCTGTTCCAAATCGAGCGCGATGCTAACGCTATCGCACAAAGAACTCGTAGAGGAAAGGGTAACATCATTCTGTGTTCTGCTGACGTTGCTTCAGCATTGACCATGGCTGGTGTACTTGATTACACTCCTGCTCTGAATGCAAATCTTAATGTAGATGATACCGGCAATACTTTTGCTGGAGTTATCAACGGTAAGTATAGAGTCTACATCGACCCATATTCGGCAAACGTTGCTGCAACTCAGTATTACGTTATCGGATATAAGGGTACTTCACCTTATGACGCTGGTCTCTTCTACTGCCCTTATGTTCCTCTCCAAATGGTTCGTGCCGTTGGTGAGAACACCTTCCAACCTAAGATCGGCTTCAAGACCCGTTACGGAATGGTTGAGAACCCATTCTCGCAGGGTACTACTCAAGGTTCAGGCACTCTGACTGTTAATAGCAACCGCTACTACAGAAGAGTTTCCGTTACTAACCTGATGTGAGTTAATTCACATAACCCAAGAGACCTCCAAGAGGTCTCTTTTTTTATGAGAATAAATAGTGGTAGAATTAAAAAATTTAATTATGAGTGAAGCACCGTTACCATCATCTATTTCGAGACAAATCACAAATAGAAATTTATTATCACCAATTGGTTTTAAGTTTATTTTAACAAAAGCACCAAAAGTAGATTTTTCATGTCAAACAGCAGCGATTCCATCAATTACAATGGGAACTGCTGAGCAACCATCCTGGTTAAAAGATATTCCAGTACCAGGTGATAAAGCAGTTTTTGATGATCTAAATCTTCGTTTTTTGATTGATGAGAACATGGAAAATTATATTCAAATCTATAATTGGTTAATCGGTCTTGCCTATCCCGAAAGTTTAGAACAATTTGCAAATTTAAGAAAACAGGATCTAATCAAATATCCAGAAGATGATAGAAATAGATTTTCAGAATACTCAGATGGCACGTTACAAATTTTAAATAGCAACTTTAACATCGTCAGGCAAATTAAATTTAAAGATCTATTTCCAATTTCTCTCTCAACGTTAGAGTTTGATTGCACAGCAAGAGATTATAATTACTTTACAGCAAACGTGACATTTAAATATCTCAATTATGAGATACAAGATGCTAAAGGAATTCGCTTAGATAATCACCCAAAACAGAATTGATTTTTTAATTAAATGATGAATTTAGAAATGATCCAAAGTATGTGGGAAAAAGATTCTCACATTGACATTGATGACATGCATGTTGAATCTTTAAACGTTTCGAAACTTCATGCAAAATATTATGACATTTTAAATAATCTAATTTTACTGAGAGCAAAAGCACGGCAGCAAGAAAAAAACATTCGTCACGAAAGATATGAATACTATTCTGGAAAAGCAGATCCAGAAGTTTACATTGAACATCCCTTTCCTAAAAAAATCAGAGATAAAGAAACTCTACAAAAATACTTAGATGCAGATGAGAAACTTTCTGATGCGTGTTTGAAAAATCAGTACTACGACGTAATAATTGATTATACTGAAAGTATAATCAAACAAATTTTCAATAGAACGTATCAAATTAAAAATTCAATTGACTGGCATACATTTCAAGCAGGAATGAGTAGATGACCAATTTAATTATCAAAAAGAAAAATGAAGTATTTTTGACAGTACAATCAGATCCTCATGTTTATCAAGAACTTTCAGATTATTTCACGTTTGAAGTTCCTGGTGCAAAATTTATGCCTCAATACAGAAGCAAATATTGGGATGGAAAAATAAGATTGTTCGATCTTCGCCTAAATGAAATTTATGTCGGGTTACTAGATAAAATTATTTCTTTTTGCAACAAATATAATTATAATTACGAATTTGAAGATAATAAATTTTATGGACTTCCATTCGAAGTAAATGAATCTATTTCTATGGAGGGAGTTAATGATTACATAAAGTCTATCAGTTCTCATGAACCAAGAGATTATCAAATTCAAGGAGTATATGATGCTTTACGACATAATCGGAAACTCATAATTTCTCCAACTGCCTCTGGCAAATCGTTGATGATTTATTCAATTGTAAGATACTTTGTATCTCAACAAAAAAAAATTCTAATAGTCGTTCCTACAACATCTTTAGTAGAACAATTGTTTAAAGACTTTCAAGATTATAGTTGGGACTCTGAAAATCATTGTCATAAAATATATCAGGGAAAGGATAAAAATTCAGACAAAAGTGTAATCATTACAACTTGGCAATCAATTTACAAATTACACAAATCATTTTTTGAAGATTTTGATGTCATCATAGGTGATGAAGCACATTTATTTAAGTCTAAGTCATTGATTACTATCATGACTCATCTACATCACACAAAATTTAGATTTGGATTTACTGGAACTTTAGATGGAACTCAAACTCATAAATGGGTCTTGGAAGGACTGTTTGGACCATCCTATAAAATTATTCGTACTGATGAATTAATAGAAAAAGGATATCTTTCAAAACTCAACATTAAAATTTTAACTCTTAAACATCAATTTAGAAAATTTGATAATTACGAAGATGAAATTCAATATTTAATTAGTCATGAAAAAAGGAATAACTTCATTAAAAATTTAACTTTAAATTTAAAAGGAAATACCCTTGTTCTGTATAGTAGAGTTGAAACTCACGGAGAGATACTTTTTAATCTAATAAATAAAGATAAGAATGAAGATAGAAAATGTTTCTTCATTCACGGTGCGGTGAATGTAAAAGAAAGAGAAGAAGTTAGAAGAATTACTGAAGATGAAAGCGATGCTATTATTATTGCTTCTTACGGAACTTTTAGTACAGGAATTAACATTAAAAATCTTCACAATGTAATTTTTGCATCTCCTTCAAAATCTAGAATTAGAAATCTTCAAAGTATTGGTAGAGTTTTACGTAAAGGAAATAATAAGGTTAAGGCAACACTTTATGATGTTGCTGATGATATTTCAAAAAACTCTTGTAGAAATTACACGCTAAATCACCTTATTGAAAGAATTAAAATATATAATGAAGAAAACTTTAATTACGAACTTATAACAATTAACCTTAAATCATGAATGAAGATTTTTTAGCAATTATAAAGTTAATTTCCGGTGAAGAAATACTTTCAACTGTCAGTTACCTTGATGATGAAAATTTATTAATTTTAGATTGTCCAGTAGTTATGAAATGTGATGGGGTAAGACAACATGGAGTAAACGTAGTGAGAGTAGAACCTTGGATTAAAACTGGAGAAGAAACTTTATACATGATTCCTATGGAAAACATAATTACATTAAGTGAAGTAATTGATTCAAAGACTATTAAAATATACTCTAAGTTTGTGAAAGCTTATTATTATGATTACGACTATGAATCAATTGATGAGAAAATAACTAAAGAGATGGGATACATCAGTACAGTAAAAGAAGCAAGATCTACTTTAGAGAAGCTATATAGAAACTCTTAATATATTATTTTTCAAACTCCACAGAGTTATTTTACTACTATTTGATACCTCTGTCAAGCTTGCTAAAAACTTGCATTTTGTGCTATGATGTAATGATTAAAAGTAAAGTATTATGCCCTCAACAGTATTACTACCAATGCCAAAAAAGAAAAAACCAGAACATTACGTAAACAATAGTGATTTTCTTCAGGCAATTATTGTTTATAAAAAAGAAGTGAAGAAAGCAGAGGAACTTGGTCTTCCTAGGCCAATGCTTAGTAATTACATTGGAGAGTGTTTTTTGAAAATGGCAAATCACCTTGCCTTTAAACCAAATTTTGTTAATTACATGTTTAAAGACGACATGGTTTGTGACGGAATTGAAAATTGTGTTCAGTGTGTAACAAATTTTAATCCTGAAAAGTCTACTAATCCTTTTGCGTATTTTACTCAAGTCATTTATTACGCTTTTCTTCGCAGAATTCAAAAAGAAAAAAAGCAGTTAGAAATTAAAACAAAAATTATTGAAAGATCTGGATTTTCTGAGGTGTTTACTATTGATAGTTTGACTCAAGGACTGATGGGTGACTATAATTCTATCAAAGATAACATTTATAATAAAACAAACAGGTGAGAAATGAAAGTTGCAATTATAAGTGATACTCATTTTGGTGCTCGTAAAAATTCAAAAATTTTTCATGACTATTTTAAAAAATTCTATGATGATGTATTCTTTCCAACTTTAGACAAAGAAGGAATTAAAACTGTTATTCACATGGGAGATGTGTTTGACAGTAGAAAAGGAATTGATTTTTCTGCACTTTCTTGGGCAAAGAATAATGTTTTTGACCCTATAAAAGAAAGGGGAATTCATTTTCACTTACTCGTAGGAAATCACGATGCTTATTATAAAAATACAAATCAGGTTAATGCAATAGATCTTCTTCTTCGTGAGTATGAAAATATAATAGTCTACTCTGATCCGAAAGAAATATGTATTGGCAATTTAAATACTTTATTCGTTCCTTGGATTAATCAAGAAAATGAAAGTAAAACTTTAAAAATAATTGAAAAGTCAAAAGCAGAAGTTGTCATGGGACATTTAGAACTTAATGGGTTTTATTGTCATCGTGGGCATGTAATGGATTGTGGAAGAGAACCTCAATCTTATGATAAATTTAAAAAAGTTTTCTCTGGGCATTATCATACAAGATCTTCGAATAATAAAATTTTCTATCTGGGCAATCCTTATGAAATTTATTGGAATGATGTAAATGATAAGAGAGGATTTCACATTTTCGATACAGAAACTTTAGAGCACACTGCTGTAGATAATACTTTTAGAATGTTCTATAATATCTACTATGAAGATACACCGCACCAGATGTTAAATGTTGATCAATATGAAAATAAAATTGTAAAGGTAATTGTCCGCAAAAAAAGTGATCTCAAACAATTTGAAAAATTTATTGATAAACTTTATGGAGCAAATGTTCATGACTTGAAGGTTGTGGAAAATTTTGAAATTTCAATAGATGATAATTTTGAATCTGAAGAATCTGAGGATACATTTTCAACATTAAGTAGATATGTTGAAGAATGTGAAATTGCACTTGACAAATCTAAATTGGTGGGAATTCTCGAAACTATATATAAAGAAGCATCTGAAATGGTATAATGTTCATTCTAACAGTTAGAGGAATGACCGATGAAGGAGCTTATGCTCTTGAACGAGACACTGGACAAAAGGTTCTTTTACTTTTCAAAGAATCAGATGATGCTGAAAGATATGCATTGTTGCTTGAAGAAGATGAGGATTCTTTAGAGATGGAAGTTGTTGAAGTAGATGATAAAATTGCAATTAAAACTTGCGAAATGTACAATTATGAATACAATGTAGTCACCCTAGAAGACATTATAATTCCACCAAGAAAAGATTATTGAGGTAAATTTGTGATTTTATTTAAAAAAGTTCGTTGGAAAAACCTGTTAAGTACAGGTAATCAATGGAGTGAAATTGATTTTATAAAACATAATACTGCGTTAATCATAGGGACTAATGGATCTGGAAAATCTACTGTTCTTGATGCCTTGACATTTTCTTTGTTTGGAAAATCATTTCGTAAAATTAATAAACCACAATTAGTAAATTCTATTAATGAAAGAGATTGTGTAGTTGAAATTGAATTTTCAATTGGATCTATTGAATGGAAAGTAATTCGTGGAATTAAACCAGCAGTTTTTGAAATTTATAAAAACAATGTTCTTTTAGATCAATCTTCAGCTGCACTTGATCAGCAGAAATGGTTAGAACAAACTGTTTTGAAAATGAATTATAGATCCTTTACCCAGATTGTAATTCTTGGAAGCAGTACTTTTGTTCCTTTTATGCAACTGACAACTGCTAATCGAAGAGAAGTTATCGAGGATCTGCTAGATATACGCATCTTCTCAGCGATGAACACTATTATCAAAGAAAAGATTCGTACTAAAAAGGATGAAATAAAATCTCTTGAGTTGAAGAAGCAAAACCTTAAGGATAAGGTTGAAATGCAGAAGAGTTTTATTGAGGAACTTGAGAATCGTGGTAATGCTAATATAAATGCCAATAAACGGAAAATTTCCGACTTAGATGCTGAAGTCGGTATTTATATGACCGAGAATGCCAAGACCGAAGAAGACATTTTTAAATATACGAAAGAGCAAGAGGAAGTTATTGGTGCCGCAGAAAAGTTAGGAAAACTCAATAATCTTAAGGGTAAGATTTCTCAAAAAGTATCTACGATTACTAAAGAGTATAAGTTCTTTAGTGAAAATACGGTATGCCCTACTTGTACTCAAGCAATTGAAGAGGAGTTTCGGTTAAATAGAATTGCGGACGCTCAAAATAAAGCAAAGGAACTCCAGAAAGGTTTTCAGGAACTTGAGGAGACTATGAAGTTTGAACAAGAACGAGAGCGTCAATTTCTAGCACTATCAAAGGAGATTACGAAACTCAACCATGAGATTTCTCAAAACAATACTCGGATTTCAATCAGTCAGAGACAAATCCGAAACCTTGAATCTGAAGTTCAAACTATTACCGAACAACTTGAAAATAGAAATACTGAAAATGAGAAGTTAGAAGAGTTTAGAGATAATCTTCAAAAAACATTTGATGACCTTTCAGATAAAAAGGAAGAGATAGTTCATTATGATTTTGCCTATTCCTTACTTAAGGATGATGGTGTAAAAACGAAGATTATTAAAAAGTATCTTCCTCTTATCAACCAGCAAGTCAATCGTTATCTTCAGATGATGGATTTTTACATTAACTTTAAACTTAATGAAGAATTTGATGAAACTATACAATCTCCAATTCATGAAGATTTTTCTTATGCATCTTTTTCTGAGGGAGAAAAGGCACGTATAAATCTTGCTTTAGTTTTTGCTTGGAGAGAAGTTGCTAAGCTAAAAAATTCAGTTCATACGAATCTTATCTTGTTTGATGAAGTATTTGATAGTTCTCTGGATGGATTTGGAACTGATGAGTTTCTTAAAATTATTCGTTATGTGATTAAGGATGCAAATGTTTTTGTAATTTCACATAAGACCGGACTTGAGGACAAATTTGAAACTGTCCACCGTTTTGAAAAAGTCAAAGGATTTTCTCGTATAGTATCTCCATAAGCATAAGAAAAATGCAAGTCCCAAACTGGCAACACCATTCTCGGAAAGAGCAGAAGCGGAAACTCAAACCGCAGGCACTCCGACAGGCAAAGGCAAGACTCGCCCAGTTCAAAAAGTGTCACATGACCTCCCCAAAAAAGGGAGGTTCTTTTGTATAATACTTTCATAAAGCACAAAACCCCAGATGCCCGTAAATTTTGAAGTCAAAGGAATGCTCGCCAAACTTCTGGCAACGGAAGATCTGATTGTGGAACACAAGAAGGTTGAGACTGCCTGCTTCAATGTTCATACTCGTGTTCTAACTTTGCCGAGGTGGGAAAAGGCAAGTAGTACTGTTTATGACATGCTTGTTGCACATGAAGTTTCTCATGCCCTCTACACTCCTAATGAAGATTGGACTGAACAAGTAAAAGTTCCTCAGCAGTTCTTGAATGTTGTAGAAGATGCTCGCGTAGAGAAATTAATGAAGCGTCGATACATGGGTCTCGCAAAGACCTTCTACGGTGCCTACAAGGAACTACAAGAGGATGATTTCTTTCTGGTGGGGGATGATGATCCTAATACGTATAATCTTGCTGATCGTGTAAATCTTTATTATAAAGTTGGTAATTTTCTTTCTCTTTCCTTTAATGAAGAGGAACAGGAAATTGTAGATATGATTGGTGATGCTGAAACTTTTGGTGATGCTCTGATTGCTGCCGAAGTTCTTTACAAGTATTGTGTGAAGGAGGAGGAGCAAAAGGAAACTCAGGTTCCCCAATTTGATAGTCACGAAAATTCCCAACCAGGAAATCAAGGTCAACCTCAAGATGATCAACTTGAACTTGGTGATGATGGTGATGATAATAGTGGTGAAGATGAACAAAAACCTAATGAAGGGGATGAACCTACTGAAGGTGAAAAAGTTGATGAAATTCCTGTAGATAATACAGGTGGTAAAACTGCTGCTCCCGATGTAAAAACAATGAGTTCTCTTGAGAATTCAATCAAAAATTTGGTGAATGAAAACACCACTCGGGAAAATGTTTATCTAGAAATTCCTAAGGTCAATCTGGATAGTGTAATTATTTCAAATGAAAAAATTCACAAACTCTGTTCTGAGACGTGGGCAAACTATCCTGCTGAAGAAGGTATTTTTGTTGACGTAGATAAAAATTATTCCAACTTCAAAACTTCGGCACAAAAGGAAGTTAATTATCTGGTGAAAGAGTTTGAATGTCGTAAGGCAGCAGACTCCTATGCTCGGGCATCAGTTTCTAAGACGGGTGTTCTGGACTGTACGAAACTTCATACCTATAAGTATCAGGAGGATTTGTTTAAGAAAGTAACTACCTTTGCAAACGGTAAAAATCATGGTCTGGTTTTTATTCTTGATTGGTCTGGGTCTATGAGTAATGTAATGCTTGATACAATCAAGCAACTTTATAATCTCATTTGGTTCTGTCGTAAAGTATCTATTCCCTTTGAAGTCTATGCCTTTACCAATAACTACAATCCTCAAATTGAAAGAAATGAAGATGGTCATGCTCTACCTCCCATAGAACATGCTATTAAGAAAAAAAATCAGTTTATAATTGACTATTCTTTTGGTCTGATGAATCTCTTTACTAGCAAAGTTCGTAATTCTGCTCTTGATCAGCAAATGAAGAATATTTATCGTGTAGTGAATTATTGGTCAAAGCATAGCTATTGTGATTATTCAATTCCTCCTCGTCTTCAACTATCGGGAACTCCTTTGAATGAGGCACTTATTACCTTACATCAAATTCTTCCACAGTTTCAGAAAGAACATAAACTTCAAAAAGTTCAATGTGTAGTGTTGACTGATGGCGAGGCAGGTCAATTGAATTACTATCGAGAAGTTCGTCTTGATTGGTTAGATAAAGATTCTCCTGTGCGTATGGGATCTTCTTATGTCGGTGATTGTTCTTATTTGCGTGACCGTCAAACTGGAAATGTATACAAAGTTACAAATGATAGAATGAATTCTTTTACCGATTTACTTTTACTTAATCTTAGGGACAAGTTTCCTACTGTGAATTTTATCGGTATGCGGATTCTTGAAAATTCTAGTGCTAATCATTTTATTCGTTCTTATGCTGGTCATTGTATTGATGAATTTAATAAAGCATCTACAAGGTGGAAAAAGGAGAAGAGTTTTTCTCTGACTTCATCTGGGTATCACATTTACTTTGGTCTCTCAGCAAATGCTCTAAACGTTAGCACCGAATTTGAGGTAGAAGAAGATGCTACAAAATCAAAAATCAAGAGTGCTTTTGTAAAATCTTTAAATTCTAAAAAAATGAATAAAAAAATCTTGGGGGAGTTTATTCAGTTAGTTGCTTAAATAAATAATTAAAAATTGTTTATAAAAATGAAAACTTTTAACGAATTTGTGGTAGAATGCTACTCTATCCAAGAGACTTCTATTACTCGCGTAATGAGTAAGTCTGAAAAGGGTGGGATGGCAATTCTCTCTGGGCAGAGAGGTGACAAATCAAAAAAAGAAAACAAAGAAAGGTCTTCAAGAACCGAAAGGAGAATTAGAGGTGCCGGTCTTCCAGGTCCAACAAAAGTATCTGGAAGATATACCGAAAACCCAGGAACTCCAGATGAGAAAAAAGTGGGTGAAAAATCTCATGTAGTTTCTTCTGGTAAAATGGGTAAGAAAACCTTTAAGAAGACGATTGAGAAACTTGGAACCGAAGGTGGATTAAAGCAAAAGCATAATGTAAAAGGTTCATCCAAGGACGACCAAGATTCTGTATTGATTCAAAGAAAACCAAAAGGATCTGCTACACTGAAAGGAACATCCAAAACATCTTGGCCTGGTAAAGGTAAGAATGCTGGAGTTGGAAAAATGAAACCAGGAAGAACTGGTGAGTTTGATACAAAAGTCAAAAACAAAACATTCACTTATGAAAAAGACTAACAAATTGAAATTAGAACACGTAGTAAATCACGACACCAAAGAAGTTTGGGTGAAGTGTTATAGTGCGATTACTGCTATGGGTATTCCTGCTATGGTGAATGAATATTATCCTGGTTATAAGGGTCATTGTGCAAGTCTTGAGTACATAGATAAACTGCGAAACCAGCAGGTCCAATCCTAAAACTGTCCACTGGGGGTCCCATGACCCCCTTTTTTATTGTATAATTACTTCAGTTAAACAAAACCACCTAACTAGATTATGTCTCGCAAATCTTCTGTGAATGACGAACAACTAATTGCAAGTATTCAAGAACTTTATGGTCCAGAAATTACTTCTGGTGACCTCAAAGGGTTTTGTGCCTCTAGGGGTATTAATTATCAAACCATAAGTAATAAACTTTCTCAATATAAAGTTTCTCGCGGTCGTTGGAATCTTGAAGTGACTCAAGAGAAAGTAGAAGAAATTGAGCGTAATTATAATTCTGTGTCAGTTCTTCCTGAAGTTCGCCAAAACCTTATTCCCGATAAAGATGATACCTTCGTCAAGTTTGGTAGTTTTGTTGATGTTAAAAAAATTCTTCAGTCCCGTCTATTTTATCCTACGTTCATTACGGGTCTTTCGGGTAATGGTAAAACGTTCAGTGTTGAGCAAGCGTGTGCTCAACTGAATCGAGAACTCATTCGTGTGAATGTTACTATTGAAACTGATGAGGATGATTTGATTGGTGGTTTCCGTCTTGTGAATGGCGAAACTGCCTGGCACAATGGTCCTGTGATTGAGGCACTTGAGCGTGGTGCCGTATTGCTTCTGGATGAGGTTGACCTGGCTTCCAATAAAATCCTGTGCCTGCAATCCATTCTGGAAGGTAAGGGTGTGTTCCTGAAAAAAATCGGACGGTTCGTCAAACCCGCTCCCGGATTCAACGTGATTGCCACCGCAAACACCAAGGGCAAGGGTTCCGAGGACGGTAGGTTCATCGGCACCAACGTGCTCAACGAAGCGTTCCTAGAGCGTTTCTGCGTGACCTTTGAGCAACCCTATCCTGTTGCTGCTACTGAAATCAAAATTCTTCAGGGCATCGCAGCATCTCTGGGTTTGACTGAGATTGATGATTTCTGCAAGCGGTTAGCAGATTGGGGGGATGTAATCCGTAAGACCTTTTATGATGGTGGTATTGAGGAAATCATTAGCACCCGCCGATTGGTTCATATCATTCGTGCCTACAGCATCTTTGGTGATAAGGGAAAGGCAATTCAGGTTTGTATCAATCGTTTTGATGATGAAACCAAAACTGCCTTCTTGGAACTTTATGACAAGATTGATGCCGATTTTGTAATGCCTTCCGAAACTCCTGAACTGACTATTGAGTTGCTTGACAACTCACCAGTATTCTGATATAATTGGGGGAGGTTAATTATGACTTCTCCTCCTTTATTACAAAAAATCCTGCTATTATGACTGATAAAAAAAATCATCTTTGGAAATACAACGAAGATAAAATCCTCAAGGATGTTGAAGATTATGTGACTACTACCTATCACGGACACTATTGTGGTGACAGTGATGGTTATGCCGACATCCAGACTATTGACTTGATGGCAGCAAAGAAGTTGGCAACAGGTTTCTGTCAGGCAAACATTCTGAAGTATGGTTCTCGTTATGGTGACAAGGATGGACGCAATAAGCGTGACTTGATGAAAGTCATTCACTATGCTATGCTACTTCTCCACTTTGACGGGCATTATACTCGTAAAGATAATGGACTCTCTGAATTCAATCGCTGATTATTATGAAATTATCTGATAACGTTATGAAATTTTCTAAAACTACTCTTGACATCCTAAAGAATTTTTCGTCCATTAATCAATCAATTCTTTTTAAGTCTGGGAATAGGATTCGTACTATTTCTGTTGCAAAAAATATTCTTGCTGAAGCAATCGTAGAAGAAGAATTTTCTAAAGACTTTGGAATTTATGATCTCAATCAATTTCTAAATGGAATTGATCTTTATAATCAACCTGAACTTAATTTTGAAAATGAAAATTTTGTTTACTTCAAAGAAGGAAAATCAAAAACTAAGTATTTCTTTTCAGATCCTTCAGTAATTGTTAGTCCTCCGGAAAAAGAGTTGGTACTTCCAAGTCAAGATGTAATCTTTACTCTCGATACTTCTCAGATGAAACAATTGCAAAGAGCTGCAGCAATTTATGATTTGGATGATTTTTCAGCTATCGGTGAAAATGGAGTTGTTCGATTAGTAGTTCGAGACAAGCAAAACACTACTTCAAACGATTTCTCTATTGTAGTTGGAGAAACTAATCATAATTTTACTTTCAATTTTAAAGTTGATAACATTAAAGTTATTTCTGGAACTTATGATGTAACAATTTCTAAACAACTTCTTTCTAAATTTAGCAGTAAAGATTATGATCTAAACTATTATATTGCTCTCGAACCAGATTCAACTTTTGAGTGAACATCTGTGTAGCATTCTTTGAAAGAATGCTACAATTGATAAGTTAAGAAAACTTGCAAATTATTATGAACATTTTTGCCACAAGTGAATTCCCGGCAGAAAGTGCAATTGTACTTCCTGACAAACACATAGTAAAAATGCCTCTTGAGTGCTGTCAAATGCTTTCTATCGTGGCATCAGAGAAGTGGGGACACGGATACGGAACCCTCCCTAAGACCGATGGCACACCCTACAAGACCGAGAAGGGTGCCTTTCGCAATCATCCCTGCACCCAATGGGCATCAAAGACTATTGATAATGCCTACTGGTTAATCAAGTGGGGTATGAACTTGTGTGATGAATACTCCTTGAGGTATAATAAAACTCACTCCTGTTACAAAACTCTTGTGGATGCCTACTACCTTTTCCCCAAAGGGAAGATTACTAATGTAACACCATTTGCCCGTGCTATGCCAGATGAGTATAAACTTGACGACAGCATTGACACTTTTACTGCTTACAAGATATACATTGCATCCAAACCTTGGGTTGCATCTAATTATCTTCGTATGCCAAACCGAAAACCTGAATGGATAAACTAAATTATGACAAAAACACTAAGTAACGAAGATTGGACTAAAATTACATCTTCTTTTGATATTATGAATCAAAAATTTCCAAATGCCATTGCTGCGGAAGATACTCCTACTTATAAATTCACTTCAATCAAAGGAGTAAAAGAACAACTTCAAGAACGTTCTATTGGTGAGGTTGTTTTTTATATGGACTACTTGAGTTCAATTGAAACACCCAAGGTTTGTAAATGTGAAATCATTGAAGAATAAATTTTCGAGAAACTAAATTATGACAAGTGAATTTCTTTTTGTGGAAAAATATCGTCCTCAAGTAATTGATGATTGTATTCTTCCTGATGATACTAAAAAAACCTTTAAGGAGTTTGTGGAGAAGGGTGAGATTCCAAATCTTCTTCTTGCTGGACCTCCTGGTATTGGTAAAACAACAATCGCAAAAGCACTATGTAATGAACTGGGGGCAGACTGTTATGTCATCAACGGTTCTGATGAAGGTCGGTTCTTAGATACTGTGAGAAATCAAGCAAAAAACTTTGCATCTACAGTATCTTTGACTGGTTCATCTAAACATAAAGTTATTATTATTGATGAGGCAGACAATACTGGCAATGATGTTCAAATGCTTTTGAGGGCAAATATTGAGGCATTTTACAATAACTGCCGATTTATCTTTACCTGCAACTACAAAAATAAAATTATTGAACCTCTTCACTCTCGATGTGCCGTCATTGATTTTACAATCAAAGGGAAACAAAAGGCACAATTGGCAGGGTCTTTCTTCAAGAGACTACAAAACATCTTAGATGCTGAGAGGATTGAGTATGACCAAAAAGTTGTTGCAGAACTAGTAACAAAACACTTTCCCGACTTCAGGAGAGTTTTAAATGAATGCCAAAGGTATTCTACTGGTGGAAAAATTGATTCTGGTATTCTTGCCTCGTTCTCTGATGTATCTGTAAATGATCTCCTTAAATGTCTCAAAGAGAAGAACTTCACGGAAGTTCGTAAATGGGTTGTTTCTAATCTTGATAATGACTCTTCTGTTATTCTTCGTAGGGTTTATGATGCCCTTTATGATGTTTTAGTGCCTGCTTCTATTCCTGCTGCTGTTCTAGTAATTGCAAAATATCAGTATCAAATTTGTTTTGTTGCTGATCAAGAAATTAATCTTCTTGCTGCTCTTACTGAAATTATGTGTGAGTGTGAGTGGAAATGAAATCTCTTAAAACCCCTTGCCGCTACCCTGGCGGCAAGTCCCGTGCTTGCGTCAAAATGGATCCTTACTTTCCAGATCTTCGCAATTATGATGAGTTCCGAGAACCATTTATTGGTGGTGGATCAGTTGCAATTCATATCACCAAAAAGTATCCTCTCTTAGATGTTTGGGTAAACGATCTTTACGAACCTCTTGTAAACTTCTGGCAACAACTTCAGATGTTTGGAACTGAATTAAAAGATGAACTGTCGGGGTATAAACTTGCTCATATTACTCCAGAACTTGCTAGAGAACTTTTTACTAGTTCTAAAGATAAAATTAATGACATTTCTGCATCAAATTTTGACCGTGCTGTAGCGTTTTATATTGTTAATAAATGTTCTTTTAGTGGTCTTACTGAAAGTTCTTCCTTTTCTCCACAAGCATCAAATAGCAATTTTTCATTGAGGGGTATTGAGAAACTTCCAGAGTATTCTAAACTTATTTCAAAATGGCGTATAACGAATTATTCTTATGATTATCTAATGGATGGAAACAAAGGTGCTTTTATGTATCTCGATCCTCCTTATGATATTAAGG